TCTTGGATCTGGGATCCATTCGTAATCAGTACCGTTCCATGCTAGCACTTCGTCAGTACCTGCTGTGCTTTGGTTAAGGTGACTATCAACTAGAGGTTCTACATTAGCAGCATCAGTTACATCAGCTAATGCTTCTATACCATCTAACTTAGTACCATCAGTTGCTACATCTCTACCGTCTACTGTTCCTGTTACACTAATATTTCCGGTAACTTCAACACCCGTGCTAGTTGTATTGAACTTTTGTGAGCCGTAGTGGTAGAGGAAGACCTCGCCCGTGACACCATCTGCCCTAAAGTAGTCTGCTACTCCACCTGCACCATCATCAGAACGGATAACAACATCCCTATCGTCTCCTTGCGAATGAATGTAAAGGTCGCCCCGTCTGGCAATAAAATAATTATTGAATCCATCGTTGTGCAAGCTAATGTCATAACCAGATGTCCCAACCCTAATGTATTCGTTATCGCCGAGGTTTAGACCGTCTGCTGTGATGGTACCAGTTACATCGAGTGCTGTGGCTGGATTGGTCGTGCCGATGCCTAAGCTCTCTGCACTTGCATCCCAGAAGAACTTGGCTGTCGTGCCGGTGTCTTCGTAGAAGCTGATGTCGCCGCTTTCCTGGAATAGAGCGATGGCTTCTGCTGTGTAGCGGTCGGTCGAGTTTTTGCCAATAAGCAGACTGCGGGTAATGTCGTTCGCATCGTTATCAATCAAAAACGACAGGTTGCCCCAATGTTGCAGTGTCAGGTCATTGCCCGAGTTAGTACGAGCTAGACTTGTGCCGGAACTTGCAATTTGAAAAGCATCATTGAGACCAACTGTAACAGTGCCAGTAACTTCAACACCAGTGCTGGTCGTGTTTAGCTTTTCATTGCCGTTGTGGTAAAGCCGGACCTCCCCTCCAGCGATGCCCCGAAAGTAATAATTAAAGTTAGGGCTACCATCAGCAAGGTTTAAGTTTTGGGCATTAATGTTTAGGTCGCCCGTACCAACCTCTGCGATATTGCTATTGTTACCATCATGATAAATTTGAAGGTCGTTACTTGCACCAAGCAGGATCTGCTCGTTGTCACCAAGGGTCAGGCCATCTGCTGTGATGGTACCAGTTACATCGAGTGCTGTGGCTGGATTACTCGTGCCGATGCCTACTCTGCCGCCGTACTTAAACCTTACTCGTTCAAACCCCGCTCCATTTTCAAGTTTAAGGTCGTCGCCGTCGAGACGAAGTGTCATTTTCTCAATGCCAGCAGCTGTCCTAAAACGAAATGCCCCAGCAGTGCTGTCAAAGAAAATGTTTCCAGCCAGAGTTGACGAACCAGAGTTAGTCAGCCCATCAGTAGTGACAGTGCCAGTTACATCTACACCAGTTGACTTAGTGGCAATCTTCGGAGAGCCGTAATGAGAAAGAATTGTTTCCCCGGTAGAACCATCTGCTCTTACATATTCAACAATACCGCCGCTGCCGTCATCAGTATAGATGATTGCATCTTGGTCATCCGCCCTCTGAATAATCTGCAAGGTGCCGGTAAAATTATTAATTTGGGTGTTAACTCCATTATGTACGATCTCAAAGTCATTATCTGTACCAAGCAGGATCTTCTCGTTATCGCCGAGACTCAGGCCGTCTGCTGTGATGGTTCCAGTTACATCAATACCAGTGCTGGTCGTGGCAATCTTAGCACTATTATCGTAGTATAGAGTGACAGCACCATTAGTGCCTGCGGTCAAGTAATTTTCCGCACCTGTGTAGCTTTGTAGGTATAGGTAATTACTGGCTCGGACAATAAGATCGCCCGTTCCAGAGTCTTGGATAAAACTGTTCGACCCATCATGATAAATCTGTAAGTCACTACCAGTACCAAAGACTGCTTTTACATTATCTGAGAAATTTAAGTCACCGCTGGTTTTAGTATCAGCAGCATCACTCCTTAAGAAACTTGAAGCTTCTATGCCGTCTACTGTATCAGCATCTAATCCAGATCCAGATCCTTCATCATTAGTTGTTAACAGTCTGTAGTAGTTAGTACCATCATTTGTTGTTTCCCAAACATCTGAAGTTTCATTCCATCTTAAGCTTACATTTGTGCTTGTTCCTCTTTCTACTTCAATACCTGCATTTTGTGATGGAGTGCCTGTTTCATTTGAGTTGAGTGTAATAATGTTGTCGGCCAACTTTATAGTTTCAGTATCTATTGTTGTAGTTGTGCCGTTGACTGTTAAATTGCCAGCTAATATCAAGTTGTTAAAGTTAACATTGTCTGTAGTAGCTAAACCTTGATCTATTGCTTTAACAGCAGTAATATCAGTTAACTCACTATCCATAAGTGCACCAGCAGCAGTTACATTTGCTGTATCTGTTACATCTGCACTTGCTTCAATACCTGCTAGTTTTGTTTCTTCAGCAGTTGTATAAGAAGCTGTTGTGTTTTGTAGTACAGTTGTGTAACCTTGTATGCTTACACCAATGTCACTTGATTGTAGGGCACTGTCAGCTTTTGTACCTTGTGCTGCTGTTGCAAATGCTGTAGAGTCATTGCCGTCTAATGTGTCAGCATCTATATTAAGGGCATCTACAAATGCTTTGTCTACAACATTAGCAACTTCTATACTAAATGTAGCACTTGCACTTTGGTTACTACCATTACCTAGGAAGAACTTACCACTGTCTAAGTTTGGAGTAGCAGCACTTCTGCCAGGACCACTTACAATGATTTGTCCAACACTAGCATCTGATCTAGCAACTTTACCTATGTTTTGTAATAGTGATGTTTCACCAGTTGGAGGACTGTTAGTTAGTGTGCCTACTGTAGTATTAACATATAGTGTATCACCTTCTGAGTATGCACTTGTGTTTACACCTACTAGTGTACCAAATGAAGTTACAGTACCATCTGAGTTGTTATTAATATTACTTGTAGCTAAACCAATGCTTGGCATTTTTGTTGCATCATCAGCATCAGCAGGAGCAATTAATACTTTTGATCCACTGTGTCCTGAAATGTATACAGGAGTACCTTTGCTAATTGTGCTACCAGTTGTGTTTCTAACTTCTAGTGTTACTGCTGTAGTTTCACTTAAAGTACTTGGTGAAGTATATTGGAACTCACCTGTTGTACTATTATAGCTTAGTTCATTTGTGTTTGAACTGGTTAAGCTAATAGCACTTCTTGCTCTAGCATCTGTGTAATATAAGTTACTACCTTCTGCTAAATCACCAGTATCATGGTTAGCAATGCTGCTTACCGTACCGGTTACATCAGTTGTTACTGCAACAAAGCTTGGAGAATCAGTAGTTGCTAATCCTTGGTTTATTGCTTTAACAGCAGTTTCATCTGTTAGTTCTGAATCCATTACAGCACCAGCAGCAGTTACATTTGCTGTATCTGTTACATCTGCTCCAGTTTCTATACCAGCTAACTTGGTCTTTTCTGCATCAGTGAATGCATTAGTATTAAGTTCAGCTTCATATAGACTCTTTATTTCTGCTCCTGTTTGATCAGCAGTTGCTCCTGTTTCTATACCAGCTAACTTAGTTTCTTCTGCTGTTGTGTAACTAGCAGTTGTATTTTGTAATACTGAAGTATAGCCTTGTATGCTTACACCAATGTCTGAACTTTGTAAAGCACTGTCTGCTAAAGTACCTTGTGCAGCAGTAGCAAATGCAGTTGAGTCATTACCATCAAGTGTATCAGCATCAACATTAAGTAAATCAACAAAGGATTTAGTAACTCTAGTGTCTATTGCACTATTAGCTCTTGCATCAGTGTAGTAAAGATTAGTTAATCCTTCACTTAGGTCATCTGTATCTGCTGGTACTTCTGCATCTACATATGCTTTAACACTTTGCTGTGTAGGAACTTTAGTAGCTGAGTCACTTGCCATGTTATCTTCATCAACAACAAATTGCATAGCAGCAGTGCTTGTATCAGTTTCCATTACTGCACCAGCAGCTTCAATTGTTGCTGTTGTTACTGTTTCACCCCAAGCATCATTTTGTCTAATGTATAATTGGCTATCTGTAGTATTGTACCATAGTGCACCATTAGTTGCAGCAGCAGGAGCTGTAGCACTAATAAAGGTAGTTACAACTGCACCAGTATTAAGCTGTACAGTTATGTCTTGTGCTGTAGGGTCTACAGTAACATTATATCGGTTTATGTCTACTGTGTTTACTGTTGTCATGTTATATTACCTTTGCTTCGCCTTGAAATACTTTTTGAACTGTACCGTCTGTAAAGTTCATGAACACTTCATAGAAGTGAGTACCATATGGTAGTGTATCAGTGTTTTCATCTGTTATCAACCATGTTGTTTTACCAGCAGCAGCATCTAATGTGCTAAAGCTAAAGTTGATTAATGTATCTGTGTCTTGTTTTCTTTTACGAATGCCACCTGTAAAGCTACTAACTGTAGACAAGTCAATTGCATCCCCATTTTCATCTTTCAGTGTTAGTGTCCAACTAAAGGTTGCACCTTTAACAACTTCTATATTAAGTGTAGCATACTGTGCCATTTGTATTCTCCTGGAAAATATTGAATTCAACACTATTTAGTCATGAAAAAAGGACTGCCTCTCTCCAAACAGTCCTTTCTTCTAGCCCTTAGACTCCCCTGTGTGTTGTTATTTATATTATCGGAATGATATATTGGTTTGCAACTAATGTAAGTGCAGCTCCAATAATACCTATTGAGAATACTAAAGTCATTCCAGTTGTAAATAATTGTAGGCCTTCCATTATTTTATTTTGCATTTCTAACTCCTTTTTGTTATCGCTAAATAGTTCAGATAGTTCTGGTGTTTGGCTATCCGTTTGGTTGGGTGTGTGATTGTTTTTAATTGCATGCTCAACCATTAGTATAAGTCCTTTCCATATTCAAAGAACTTCGTGAAAACAGCATGTCTTGCTGCTGCTACATCAGGATCATCAATTACAATACATCTTTCTGCTATTTCTGTAATGTCTGCTCCTAATCCTTTATAAACTTTTTTGATACATTCATTGAACATATCAATAATACCCATTGTAGGTTGTTTTGTTGTTTCTAAACTTCTTGCATAAACCATTTCCATCCTTTCTTTATAAGAGTATTTGATTGGTTCATCATTTATCTGAGTCTTTTCATTTAAGTCAATACCAGTAGCTGCCATAAAGAAATCATCACCAAGATCTTCAATCGCTTTCTTAATCTTCCAAAGCTCTTGTCTCATATGTTCTTTTAACTGGATTTGTTTCATATCTGAACACTGTACATACTTTGTATAAAGATCGTGTCCCCACTGATTCTTTTTAGCTGTACCGTTTCTGTTTGTTTGTGGTGTATTAAGTGTTCTTAATTTTGCTGTAATTCTCATTTGTAACTACTCCTTCTTTTTGTTACATTGTATTTATTTAAAAGTGTAAAAAAGTCCTAAAAAGGGCTGTTTTTTGGGTGGTTTTTATATTTTCTTTTTTGACCAATCATCCACATAGTCATGCATTATATCAATATGTTCTCTGTAAAGTTCTTCTAACAATTCTGTTATATCTCTTGCTAGTTCCATGTCCCATATATCAAGATCAAATTCAATTTTTGTTTCAACATATTCTTCACCATGTAGTAAGTATGAAACTGCTCTTTTAATATTTTGTGTTCTTATAAAGTCTGGGTGCATTATTCTTCCTCCTTTAATTTGTCTAATACTTTAGCTGCATTTTCTTTTGTATTATTACAAATATTTTCTACAGCTGGATTATCTATATTGTTTTTAACATAATCAATTTGTGTCATGAAGTCATAATTATATTTAGGCATATTAAACTCTGCATCAATTTTATTGTAATCATATATGTCTTGACCAAATGCATTATATACAGCTTCAAATACTGCATCTGTTAATACATACTTGTCTTCGATATCACAAGCATGTGCAAGATATAGAAATTTAGCATATTGCCCTACTACTTCTTTCATTTGCATTTCAGTGTTGAAGTCCATTGCATTTGCTGAATTTGCACCTAGTGTGAATATTGCTGTTGTTGCTAGTGTTGTTGCTAATGTTGTTGCTATGATAATGTTTTCCATTGTAACTGCTCCTTCTTTCTGTTACATTGTATTTATTAATAATTAAAAAAAAGAGCCTTTTAAGGGCTCTTTTTGGGTAATTTTTCGATCTGTAGTTTTTTAACTTTTTCCTCCATAGCTGTTAAGTAATTCTCTAAGTTAAATTGATCTTTTGCTTTTAATTCTAATATTGTTATTGGTCCAAGTTCTGAATCAATGTGAATATTATGTGTTGCTCTAAATCTTTCTATATTACTTTTCATTTTTTTTCCTGTCTATTCCTGCTTTTATTTGTGCTAGTGCTGCTTCTCTTTTTTCTGGGTCTGCCCATTTGTTTTTAGCACCTTCTGACTGCTTTTTTGTCATCATTGCTCTCCAAGTTGGATCATCCCATTTTGACTTTAATCTTTTTGCACTTTCTTCTGCATGTTCTTTACTATAAAAGCCTATTTTATTTTCTATCATTCCTTTAATTCTTTTTGCTCTCCATTCTGGATTTGCCCAATTTGCTTTATGTTTTGCACTCATTTTTGCTTTTGCTGTTTCGCTATGCTGTTTCACTCCTCTTCTCCTTCCTTTGTATTTGTGAGGTTTGATATTTTTTAATCTTTGTATTCTTTGTAGTTCTTTAGAATGTGCATTTAATAATGCAGTGACATTATATCTAAAATGTTCATAATCTGCACATTCCTTTAGTCTGTTTTTTTCTATTTGCCTTAGTGTTTGTTCTTTTTCAATGCCTATTTCTGTTAATGTTTTAATAAAGTCTTTTGAGTGTGCTAATTCGTTGCCTGATAAGTTGTAATGGTTATTTTGAATGTTATCTAACATTGTGCTTAAACCTAAATTATGTACATCTAGGATCATCTGTCGGTATCCCGTTACCTTCCCCATAGTCTTCTCCGAAAACTTCTCTCATTGCTCTGTTTGTCTCCCTAGTTAATGCACCTTGTGCCCAATTTCTTATTCTTTTTCTATCAACTCCTATTTCTAATAATATCATTGCTACTTGTAAAGCCCATTTCATTTCTTCGTCAGTTATTGCCCAACCTCTTTCTAACATAGTTTCTTCTATTAATTCAATTGGGTAAATTGTTAAATCCGATATAAGGACCATTTGTCTAATGCTTAGTACACTCATCTGTAAGATCCTTTTCACAAATGTAGCAATATCCTCTTATAGGTGTTTGTATATTTTTGTGACTTATATACTGCATTAACAATGCTTCTGCTGTTGTTTGATAGTCTCCATAAATGGAATACATTCTAAGTGCAATTTGATCTTTTGTTTCTTGTGGTAATGTTAGTGTCATTGTTTCTTACTCCTTCTCGCTAACATATTATATTTATTAAAAACCTAAAAAAAGTGTCTCTTAGGTATTATTTTCGGCCTTTTTTAATTGTTTAGTTACATGGTTGTACCAAAATAATAAAGCTACTAGATATATTATATTGGCTATAGCAAAGCCTGCAAATATGTAAAGTTCAGTTGTCATCATTTCTCATTTCCTCTGGTAAGTCATCTAATATTTCTTGTATTGTTAAATGGCATTCTGGAGTATTATTTTGCATCATTATTTCCATTATCCATTCGTCTAATCTACTTTCTTGCTGCTCTAGCATGTTTTTCTCCCTGCTTATATATTTTTGCAATATACCAGTCTGGGGCTTTTAACATATGTAATGCTCTGTGTTCTCTTTTGAGTGCTTCAAATGTTTCATATTTTGAATTATAGTTTTCCATGGTTCTTACTCCTTTGTTGTAATAATACTTATAGTATATTTAAAAAAACCATCGTAAATGGTGTCGTTTTTGGCCAGTTTTTATTCTTGTTCCATATCATCATAGTTTATAAGATACTGTGCTTGTTCTTCAGTTATTTCATCTACTATATCTACACAGTCTGTACATATTAGATAGTATTGAAATTTAGTACCTTCTGGATAGTTTCTTTGTTGGTTTACAAGTTTGCCATCTTCTTGGTATTCTTGCTTATGTATCATGATGTTATTATGTTCACATACTTTAGTCATTGTTTTTCTCCTGTTGCATTTGTAAGAATGTTTTGTTGCGAGTATTTTCACCTTTTTCATATTCTGGGTTGTACCAAAACTCTGTAGCTTTGACATTTGACTTAACTTGTTTTTCAGTTAGATTATCTGAGAACAAGTCTTTTTCTATCATATGCCATCTGTGCAATTGAAAAGTAAACTTCCAGCCTTTTTCTTCTGGGTCATACCAAACTATAACAAAGCTGTAAGGTTCATTTTGTGTTCTTTGTGACTTTGCTTTTTGTCCAAAGCTAACATGTACTTTACCTACATATGGAGCAGTACCATTTTGTTTTTTAAGTCTTCTATATTCGTCATGTATAATATCAGCATCAACACCTTCTGGAAGATATTTTTTAAAGTTTCTCATATCCTTAGTAAGTGCACCAATAAATTCTATTTTCTGTTTTGGATCATAGTGTGGATTGATTGTTATTTTGAACTTTGATTTTTGCTGTGCATCTGGATTATGGAATAGTGTAAACAGTGCTCTTTGTACAAACTTTTCATTAATTGCATAATCAGGAAGTCCATCGGTTTTGGTTTCCGGGGAGTCTATAACCCCTTTAGAATCCAAACTAACTAGAGACTGCAAAGGCTCTGGTGTAGGGCTCTGACAAGAGACCGACTGGGAAGTCGAAGACTGACTCTTAGGCGAAGCCTGGCCAGAAGAAGAACGAAGTAAACCGTTATCTTTATTATCTCTATTATCTTTATTATCTTTATTATAATAACCTACACCATTTTGGGGTAAATTTTTTGTTTTTTCGGTGTTTTGCATGGTATTTTCACTGAGACCTACACCATTTTCACTGTTTTCAGCAGTATTTTCACTGAGACCTACACCATTTTGGGCTCTTTTTTCTATCAAATCAGTGAGACCTACACCATGTTGTGTAAGACCTACACCATTATTATTCAAACCTACACCATCATTATTGAGACCTACACCATTTTGATGTGCTCTAACTTGTTGTAGAATTTGTTCACTTGTTAGTGTCATTGTAAGTTACCTTTCTTTGTTGCATAGTTATTTATCCAAAACAGTCTCAGACCTACACCATCTTTTAGTATTTTTGTCATGCAATTTGTCTAGGACAAAAAAATAGCCCCCGTAGGAGCTATTTTTAGCAATACACATAGTTCTAATTGCAACAAAGAAGGAATTTTTTGTATTGCTTCAAAGTTATTTATCATCTAATTATGCACACTACTGCCAAAACAGTCAAATATATTGTAAACAGTAGGTCAAGGATATACACCTAAAATCACCTTAAATTACAAACCATTGTTTAAGACACTTTTTAACATGTTAAAACACCTCTAAAATGCAGGTTGTTTTAAAATTTATTTTACAAGTAAAAATAGTATAGTGATGTATCACACAAAAAAAAAGCCCAATTAAGAGCCTTTTCAAGTTCAATGATTTTTTATTTGAGTAAACAGTGTCAAAACTAACAAACTTATTTATCACATTGGCATTATGAATTCTGCACCAATACCCATTACTGCTGTTAATACTGTAGCTGCTATTAACCAATATGCTGTTGAGCGGGCTTTCCATTCTTCTAATTTTCTCAATCTAATTTCATGATCTTCATATAATTTGAATTTATTGTTAAGTGTGCGGTTTTGTTCTTGTTTGAATTCTTTATGTTCTTCATTTATGTATTCTTGCATTTTGATTGCAGCATCAATTTGTGCTTGTACTGCTTGTAGTTGACCCAAAGTTTTATTGCATATTTGATATAATTCTTTTATATCATCTCTGTTGTGTTCATCTGTACTCATTTGTTTTATCCGGTTAATACTTGTTGGGTAGTTTGAAAAAAGGAGAAACAACTTAGAATGAAGTTACATGGCCAGTAACAGATTTGAAGGAGTAAGAAATATCCTAAGTTGCTCTCCAAAATTATTTAGCTTTTAATTCTTCGAGGTTTATATGAATATGATCTTCTTACTGGAGGTTCTAATGGTTTCCCTCCAGTATATGCAATTGGAATTCTTACTTTGTCAACATCATACATTTCTAATGCAGGTTCTTTCATTGGATTGTTGTGTATTATAGCATACAGATCCCAAAGTTGCTTTGCTGCTAGTATAATATCTCTTTTAACAGCAGCTCTTGCTATATTCAGTACTATTCTTGATTCTCTTCTTGTTCTGTGTAATAGCCAAGCAGCTTTTATTAGCTTCCAGATGTATTTTCTAGAAAACTTTGAGTCTTGAAAATCTATATACAGTTCTTTATAGTCTCGATTAAAAATATCCATTGTTCTTACCTTATTACTACCGCAGTACTTAGTCTAGGCCAGTTAGTGAGTACTTCTGATGTTGTTTTGTGTATTAAGTCAGCACCTGTTCTAGCAACATATTCTGCTGTAGAATGTCCAGCTGAAGTTTGAGTACCATTTACTGCAAAATCATAGTCTTCTGTTATTGTATATCCACTTGTTGTAGTTGTTATTGCTCTAGTATCATCAATACTACCATACATGTAACACAGTACACCACCTGCAGGAATATTAATAGTGTCAGTATGTTCTATTGTAAATGTGTTGCCTTCATTACCAACATATGTTTCTTTGTTAACACTTTGAACTGATGCTTGATATAGTGCATTACCACCAGTTATTCTCCAAACAGCAATTTGACAACCTTCTGCCTCATTAGGTAATGTTATTCCAATGTTATATGAAGCACTTGTTAAACTGGTATTAGTCAAAGTACACACTGTATGACCAATTGATCTTGCATATGAAACACCATCTAGTTGACTTGATCCTACTATGTCCATGTTAGTACCATTGAATGTAACATTTGTAGCAACACAGTTTTCTATATTACTATTTTCTGTAGCTTCTACTATTACTAGCAATAGATCTTCTGTATCTAAAGCTGTTGTAATAGGCAAAGTATAACCTGTAGCATTGCCTGTACTATAAGTACCACTGACATAGGTTGCTGTTAGTTGTGGAGCAGGAATATCACCAAAGTCTGATCTTTCATCAACTAGTGTTAATGGATATATGTCAGGATATTCTATTAGTGTAACATCAATAGTAGAGTCTGCATTAAGTGTCATTTCCTTAACAAGATACTTTTCATTAGTCCAACCTGGTAGTGAGTGTGTTATGTAAACAGGATCATATGGTTCTAACTGTAGTGCTTCCATTGTTGTTTTGAATGATACTACTTTATCAAACTTTGACATTTCCATTAGTACAGTTGTAAGGTATTTTGCATCATCCTTGTTGTTAGTAAAAGGAAGTGTTAAGTCTAATATAGCTTTAGTGTTGTTTGGATTGAAATCTGAATCTAAGTTTATTGCTGAATCATAAACAGTTATTTTGTCTGCTTGATAATCAACTGCTTCATTATAAAACTCTACTCTTGCAATGTCATAGTCAGTTGTTACATCACCTATTGATATATTCCAATCACCTAGTATGTTGTCTTCATTGAATACATATGTGCTGCCAGTATAAATTGTGCTTTCTGGAGCAATGTATTTTAACTTATATTTGCCATTAGATCTTATAAGAGTACAAAGACTATTTGCCTGCAACAAATTTAAATTTTGCATTATAGTTTGATTAGGATCTATTTGTCCATCTGAAAAGATTGAGTTCTCTAACTGTAGTTTAGCTACTTCTAAGAATGAATCAAAGTCTAAGTCTGTTGTATTTAAGTTTCTTCCATAGTCATGTATTAGGTAATCTATAATTTGTACAGCACCTAGTCTATCAAAGTCACCTGTATCAGTTAAATCTAAATCTGCATCTATTGCTGCATCTGCAATTAGCTTTTCTTTAAATGTTTGTGTTGGGTCATTAGGATTAACAAACTCATCAATATGTGCTTCACCCCAAACATCTAAACTTAGTGTAGGAATACCTGTTGAGTATAGTGCTTCATGATATTTTAGTCGCATGTAAATGTATGAACAACTATTACCAGCATCACCTGCCCATCCTGAGCCTCTAAAGTCTGAGTTAACTAGAGAATCATTAGCTGAATCAATAAAGTCTTGACTTGCTAGTTGGAAGTTTTCACCAGTATACACATCAAAGTGTATATCATCATCTGTTAATGTTATTGAGTAGTTTGAACTTACTTTGTTTGTATAGGTTGAATCAATAGTAAAGCCATTAATATGTCCACCTATAGTACCACTACCATCTACATCATTTTGTGGAGTAGTACCTGCATAAGGATAACCATCTATATAACCTGATGTTATATTAGGGCCTGTAAACTTACCTACTTTTTCTCCATTAAGGTATACACACTCTGCACCTAGTAATACATTGTTACTAATAGTGTAGATAACCTGTAGATATTCTTCATTACCTGCTGTTGCATCATCATGGTTACTTGTGTTAACATATACTCTGTTTGGAGCTATTCTTGCTTTACCATATACAATAGGAATAGGTGCTAATGAACCTGTTTCATTTATTTGTGTACCACTACCTGCTTGTGCATTCTTTTGTTCAGCAGAAGGTTGTAATAGTCTTGCAGCTACACTACTTAATACTGAACTAGCTACATATCCTAATACTGCTCTACCTATTTGTGATGCAAATACACCACCTAATAAACCTGTTACACCTGATACTGCTGCTGCTATCTGTGGCATTCTTTTAATCTCCAAACTTTATATTTCTCATTGTGGACTACATTGTATCCAAAGCCTACACTATCCCATACTGACCACCATAGTCTATTATAGTATACAGCAGCATGTGGTAAACCTTTTCTTGTACTTAGTACAGCATCACCTAATTGTAAATTGCATGGCTCAACATCTAAGCTAGTATATTTTTGCATGACTGGATGCGAACTAAAGTCTCCTGCTGGCATATTTGTATTAGCCCATCTTAATGCTGACCTTAGATCATTGTACTTACCATACCAACATTCTTTTGTGTCTAATCCATGTAATGCTTGTTGTACTTCAAAGAAAAAGGTAACACAATCGGTTTTGCCCCAATTGAGTTGTGTACCCATGTATTTTTGTACTACATTTTTTACATTAAATTGATCACATAAGTTATACACCAGTAGCCCACCTTATTTGTTGATTTGTTTTAGCTGCATTAATAAACATTGTGTCCGGAATGTAATCATAATAGTCAGTTAGCTTAAAGGTATAATCATAGTTGTATGCTTCTAAGTATGCTGATGCATTACAGATTTGGAATCCTCTAGCAGTTTCACCTGCAGGATCATAATCAGTTAATTGATCTACACTTGTTAATCTAAACTTTACATTTGTTAAGTTTGAACTAGCTGTGTAACTTACTATTACTGCACACCATGGTTGTTTGTTTTCTACAGGTACTGGCTTGTTATTTTCTTCATTGTCTGTAACAATTTGCTGATCAACATATTCTGAATCTACTGCTGCTGTTTCTATTGTGTAATCACTTAGATCAAACACAGTACCTGAAGTAAGTCCTGTTTCTGTACTTGTTAAACTAACATCAAACCATTGTGTTAGTAATCCTGCATCACCTACACCTGCAACCATTGCAGAGAAAGTAATTGTTTGACCACTGGTAACTGATCCTAAATTTGGTGTTTCTATGTAGTGTATAGTAGCTGCTGTAGTTTGTGCAAAGCTTGAACTATCTTGATAGCCATACGGAGAAAACAGATATGTTGAGCTATTTGTTGTTGGTCCTGTCATGCCGTTAACAGTCCAGCTACTAAAGTCGTTAAAAGTTCCTATCTTCTGCCAACTAGGGCTAACAGGCCAACTTTTATATAATTTTGTTGCAATCTCTGGAGATTCACTTGGGTTGTTTCTTCTACCTGCAAGTGTTTCAAATGCTGCAAAGTCATCTTGTACTGTAACATTAACTGAACAAATACCATCATTGTCTATTTCTACTTGTGAATTTACACTTGTACCTCTAAACACTTCTATTGGTATTGAAGTACTAGCATCTGTAGGATCTACTATTATTAGTTTCCATACTTTAACTGAATATCCTTTCCAAGTGTCTGATAACAGTATTTGGAACATCGAATCACCACTTACATCATTGCCTGGTAATCCACTTAGTGATATATTCATGCCTTCTACTTCTAGGTCTGAACTTTGTGTAAAGTCACTTACACCTAAGAAAGCACCTAAGCTTAAGAATGTTACTTGTGTTGAATCTCCTGATAAGTCTAAACTAATATCAACAGGATAGTTTGTTAAGTAGATGCCACCATTCCAAGGTGAAGTGAACACTCCATCTATATACACTAGATCATATGTTTCATATCTACTTTCTTGTAGTTTTGTTAATGCTGTTGTATCAGTTATTCTAGCCATTAGTCATAAGTCCTATCAAATTCAAATTCTACTGAAAAGCCATAGTGTTGTACTCTACTAATATCAGCATCAAAAGTATCTGTTGTAAGACTTACTAATACTTGTGTAGGATCAACATTTACAGCATCATTTACTGCAATTGATTCTGCTAAAGGATGTGCTAGTGTAATAGTAGCATCTCCTGACACATCTGAATCAGTACATGCTATAACAGTTTGTACATGTCCATAGTTTCTACCTAATCCACTTATAACACTTCCTGCTGGAATTGGTTCACTTTGACTTGTAGGTAGTCCTTTTAATTCTACAGTAGTTACTAAGTTACCACCACTTACATCAACAGCAGTTTTAACAGTAGGAGTCATTGTGTCATCACCATAGAATCTAAACAAGAACTTTTCTGAATCACTTCCTAGTAGACTAAACCAACAGTGTTTTAAATCACCTCTTAGTGCCATTACCGCAGCATAAAAGGTTTGAAAGTTTTGTTGACTCATTGGTGGATATTGTACTGTTAATGCTTGTTTAGCATAGTTAAAGCTTCTAACATATTTTTTACCACTAAGTGCTCTACTTGTAAATGTAGGTTGTGATATACCTAAGTTTACAGCACTTGGTTTAATATGTGTGGGCCAGTTTAGTATGTTTCCTGTATATGTTAATGCCATTGTTTTTTACCTTGTTATTCCACCTAAACCTCTACGGTTTCTATTTTTGTCTATAAGAGCTACTAGAGTCTTATCATGTTGTGCTAAGAAATCTCTACCACTTTGTGTATCTATTGCTGATATTTGTGGATTGTAGTTTATAACAATCTGTCCATCAGCACTATTTAACATGTTTCTGCTATTTGCATTTGAGTGTACCATAGCTGGACCTTGTACTAGTTCTGGTCCATTCTCTCCTACAACACCTACTTGTCCTGCACCAATAGCACCACCAGTAGCAAAGAAGCCACCAAATCCAAATCTACCTAACAATCCACTTGCTATAGCACTTATTGGATTAGCACCTCTACCTATTGCTGAGCCTGCACCTGCAAAGTTAGTTAAACCTTGTAGTAATGGTTGCATTATAGTAGCTTGTGCAACTTGTGAAGCCATTTCTTTTAGTATGTTACCAAAGAAGTTCTTAAATGTTGACAGTGCATCTTTACCAGCAGCTAAATCATCTACAAACTGATCACTTAACGATTTACTAACTGAATCCATTTGCTTTTCATATGTTTCAAAAGCTTTTACAGCTTCTTTCATTTGTTCTTCTTGTGTTTTAAGAGCAGTACTTGTATTGTTAGTAGCTAGTTCTAATTCTCTATATGTACCTGTTGCAGTTTCTAGTGCATCATCTAAGTTTTCTGTTTGTTTAGTTAAGTTACCAAGTGCATCTAATGAAGCATTTGTATAATCTAAAGGAGCAGTTATTACTTTGATCATACCCTGTCTTGCTTTTTCTAATTGGGCAGCAGTGTCGACTTCATCAAAACCTTGGAAATCTATTCTTCCTGCTAATGAAATACCTTCTTGTCCAAATCTTCTTGCAATAGGATTAACAAAGCCTTCTATTTTAGCTGCCCAATTATTAATCCACTTATCTACATTATTTCCTAGATCATTGAATGTACCTACAAACAAGTTATACACAGAACCTAACATAAAGCCCCATGATCCTTGCATTACATCTCTAGCACCTGTCCATATTTGCAATATAAAGTTTACATTTGCTTTTACTAAGTCTGCTAGTGTCTTAAATCCTCTTCCTAGTATATCAATACCTTTTATAAGACCTTCAAATACTGGATTGATTATTGGCAGTGTATTATCTGCTAACCAAAATGTAAATCTTTGCCATCTAGCATTTAAATCTTCTATTAAGTCTTGGAATACTGCTGCATTCTTCTTTAAACCTTCTGGTAACAGTGCAGTATTGTTAGCTGCATCATTTACAGCATCATAGAAGCTTACTCCTGACCTTTCCATTGCTTTGAATGTGTTGAATATTTCAGGACCAGCTTTTTCACCTACTATTTTAGCAAAGTCTGCTACAGTTAGTTTACCATCTTCTACTGCGACAGCTAATGTTGCCATTAGTTCAGCAGCATTTTTAACATCACCATTAGCATCTAATACAGAGCCACCTAGTTTTTGTAACACAGCAGCATATGCCTTATTACCTTCTACACCTTGATTGACTCTTGTGCTTAACTGTCTTAATGCTCTATCAAATGTTTCTGCATTAATACCTGACTTTCTAAACATAGTATCAAGTGCTTGGAATATCTTTTCTGAATCTTTGCCTGCAACACCAAGTTTTTGCATTCTTTTTACAAGAACATCAGCAGCATCAGCAGCACCCATTATTGTAGCACTTAGAGCAGCAATAGCAGCGGTAACACCTGCAGCAGCTACACCTAATTTACCTAGTTTTCCACCTATACTACCAAATACACCACCGGTATTATCTTTAGCATTAATATCAATTGTATACTTTTGGCTCATCTTCTTCTCTTTCTTTTGAATACTTTGTCAAATGCTGGGTCGATCATACCTTTTGGAGCTTGTCTTGAATGTCCTTTTTCTAAAGGATCGATATAAGGTACTCTGTTCTTAATAATAGTAGAGGATCGATTTGATTTGCTGTTATATTTGCCAACCTTTTTCCATCCTCTACTAGCACGACCTGTATCTTTTGGTGTCTTCTTTTTTAACTCTTGGGTAAACTCTTCAAAAAGTTCATCAATATCTTCTTTAATGTCTTTTTTAAGGTTGTCTATGACTTTGGTCTTTGATGCACTCAAGTCTATTCCTCTACCACCTTTGGTTAAAAGTCTTAAACCCATTGCAATCATTGGCACAGCCATTTTAATTCCTTTGTTGATCTGCTATGTGAGTGTAGTATTCACCCCAAAGCTCTATTTCTTGTAATGACATTTCACTAACTTGTGCTAGTGTCATGTTTTTTCTGTCTGCTATAGACATTATAAAAAGGACCTCTCGATCCTTTGTTAGTTTCCCAAGTCAAAATCCTTAGTATCAGCATCCATTTCATCAATAATTCTATTAATGATCTTTGGGTCTACTGAGTTAATAAGACTTCTTTGGTCACTCTTTGTAAACAATGGCTTACCATTCTCATCTAATGCTCTAGCTTGTAGTAGTGCAGCAAATGCTTCTACCATTTTACCTTTTTGCTGTAGTTCCATTGCTTCTGACATAGTCTTTAAGCTTACAACAGGAAGGTAGTATACATCTAAATCCCATTCTTCTACATGTAGTGGACCTCTTAAAGAACCACTTGTTAATTCTCTAAAGTGCCCTTTGGCTTTTTCAATTGGTGTCATGGTGTTTTCTCCTTATAATGACAACACTATTTAGTCACAAGAATAGGGCCCAAAGACCCTATTCTATTATACTTTATTATGCTACAGTATTTTCTGTGAAAGTACCATTGCCTTGGAAAGTAAAGCTTTGTGAAGCAGTTTCATTATGTGACTGTGAATAGTCTAGTGCAGTTAATGTAACAGTACCTGTCCATTCTGCATTACCAGTTGTGTTACCTTCTGGATATAAGTTTAATGTAACACTAGAACCAGCTGTCATAGCGGTTTGACCGCTATCATCAAAGTCCCAGCGAACATCTACTGTACCACTCCAACTCTTGGAACCAATTATATGAGTATCCCAAGCATCGCCCATTGCAGAGCTGTCCATTGTTGTTACTGATTGATTGAGGGTAAATGCAGTCACAGAACCAACTGCCGTACCACCGACTGTAACAGTACCATCATTACCACGAATACGAGCCATTAGTCTTCTCCTTTGTCTTCTTCTTGATCATGATCTATGTTGACAACTTTTGGTTCTGGCTTGTCATTTACCAGTTTAAACCCATTTCGGAGTGCTCTAGCTACTCGTTCTTCGGGAATATCATGTATAGCTGTGCCATATTTCATTAGCATCATTCTGCTCCTCTTATATAATTGTAGTCTACTACTATAGTAACAGCTAAACTAGCATAAGGTCCATATTCACCTGTTTCTACTAATTCTACATTAGTTAATTTAGTATCTACTGCATTACCATTTCTAGTAGTATCTACCATTATTGCATTTTCTAATATTTCTAACAACAGATTGCGATCAGAGTCTCTAGTATTGGAGTTAACATATAAGTGCATTAGTATTTCTAACTCTCCATCAATCTCTCCGCCCATTGTTCCATATTCTCTTGATTCAGTAGCACTTTGAACATAAAGACAAGGCATAGCAGTAGCAGCAAGGTCTTCTACTATAACAGGTTCTCTTGTTACTTTTTTTATAGTTAACCTTGTAGTATCATCTTTAGTAGTGGTAACTAGAGTGTCAACTATATCAGCTACTATGCTTTCTCTTTTACTCATTATCTCCAAATCCTAGTTTGTGGAAAATCATGTATTTCATTGTTGGTAATAGTGCTGTCAGCATTACGATCATATTTAATACCAATTGAAAATTGTTCATTCATTTCTTCTTTGTACTCTGACTTGTAGTACTTCATCATTTCTTGGAAAGTATCACCATCTACTCTAAACTGTGATAGTTGAGGTAGTATATAACGATACAATGCTCTGTATAGTGTAGCATCGGTCCATTGAGCCTCTACTAATTTAGTTTCGTCCCAACTATAATCATTATATCTCTTATCATACCAAGTTGACTTAATGATATCTTTAATATCTGTTTCAGCTTTGGTAATCTGTGCGGACCAATCAGCTACACCATGATTATAAATGGAAGGCAACAAGTCTACTAGATCATTTTCTGTTGCAAATGCCATTACTTGTAACCCTTCTTCTTTTTCTTCTTATAAGCCATTGTTATATCCTTTCTAGTCCAATTTGTTAATGCTAATAGTCGTTCTTTTTCTAGTTTATAATCTATTCGCATTGTTTTATTCCTATAAGGGCATAGTGGAGACACTGTGCAAACTAAAAAGCATCCCCACTAATATTACCAATCTTAAGTTTCTACTGTGAAACCAGTTGACTGTACATGGATACCACGGTTACCATCTACAACACCTACAGCAGCCATAAGCGATGCAACAACATCCATACCAACTGCTTCTGGGCGACGACCCATTTCAATATCAACATTTCTTTGAATGCCGATTGCCATAGCATCTTTTTCGAATACTATACCATTCCATAGGTGGTCAGGAGCAGCTTCGTCAACAGTAATGTAAGCAGACTGATACATTTCAACACCAGCTATAGTACCTACATAACCATTTCTCATTGCTTCATTCTGTGCATCACTAGCAGCAAAAGAAGAACCAGTAAGTTCAGTTAATAGTGCATAAACCTGCTCTGGGTGGAATACACCTTTAAGTGGACCCATTACACCAGCACCACGAAGAGTAGCAGCAGCTTTAAAGATGTCATTAACCTTTAGAAGGTTGTTAGTACCACTACCAGCAATAGCTGTGTGAGTAGTAAAGTCATCAAATAGTGCAGTTACATCTTGGTCGAACTTCTTAGCAACACTCTTACCTAATTGGTTACCAACAACCATAGGATCGATACCACCAAGGTCTCTTAGGATAGTGCGAGCAGCATATAGACCAACATTCATTGTAACTGAAGTATCGGTTAATGCATTTGAAGTAAAGTCATCAGCACCAAAAGCAGAACCTGAGATATCTTTCTCAGCAGCACTTGCTTGGTCGATAACAGGAACCTGAAGAACACTGGAACCTGCAGGTACATTCTGCATTCCAATTATTCCACCAGGAAGATAAAGAGATGATTCCTGTGCAGCATAAACAGCTTCAGCACGGGTATTAACCATCAAGCTTTCTAAGTTAATTGCGGAGTTATTAGCCATTTCATTATATCCTTTCTATTAGCCTTTGTCCAAACCTTAAATCTTGCCAGTTCGCTTTAGTTCAGCATACTTAGCACGATCCGCAGCTTTTGTTAAATCCAATTGAGATATATCAAATTGTACCTCACTTAGATTTGCAGTGTTGCCACTGCTACCAGTACCGGCTTTACCAGCACTTCTAAAGTATGGATTCTCATTAACAAAGTCTTCTACTAGTCTGTCAATAGTATATGGTTCAGCAGTATCAGTATCATATCGAACATTACCATCGCCATCTATAACAACTGGATTCCCAGTTTCATCTAATTTAATCTGACCTCTTAATAGTTGTGCAACATGATCTGGATTAGTAGTTTTAAGTCTTGCAGCAGCACTTTGTAATGTACCATCTAACTTAACTCTTTCTAATTCTGATCTAAGTATTCCAACTTCAGAATCATACTTGTCTTTTTGTTGCTTAAGCAATTTGTCAAATTCTTCTCTCTTCAAAAGACGGTCATTTTCAGCCTTCTCTTGTTGAGCTTTTAACTCGTGGTATTCCTCGAGGTTAATACCTTCGAATTTTTTACCAGCTTGAGCAACTCTTTTAGCTACTATGGCATTTAATTCTTCTTGAGTAAATGTCTTAACAGCTTCCTGGGTATTGGTATCGCCTTGATTCAGATCATTTCCAGTTTCATCTGTCGGGCTAATAGGTTCCATGTTATCCGTCATGTCGGCTACCTCCTAATTACATGGTGTTTAGTACAGCAGGGAGTCTACTGTTACCTTTTATTTAGCCATGTGTATAACCAAGAGCAGCATATCTTTCATGATCCTCTTGACTATTGGCTATATATTCATTACCTTCTGCATCATACATAGTATGTGGCTGGAATGGTTCTACTACAGTAGCTTCCATAGCAGCTAGTAATTGATTCATTTCTTCTTCATCTCTTACTATTAGCTTTACTATTTCTTTTTCAGCCCACTCTTTGTATACAGGGTTTTGAATTATCTCTAAGCTATGCTTAATGATTTCTTGTGCTAACTGTGGATCTCTTGTATCAAAATGATGTGAGTATTCTACTTCTACAGTATTGTTTAAGTCCATCCAATCACACCATAATGCCCATATTTTAGTTTCAACTTCATTTATAGTATCACTTAGATCACCTAGTTTAGCATTTAATAACTGTCTTTCTGTTTGTAGTGCAACACCACTCATTGCAGTCTTTTGTGCTCTTACTGCTGTTAAGTGTGTCATTGTGTTAATTGATTCTACATCATGTTCAATAGCTTTTATAATACTATCTATTGAAGCACCACTTGGTTGTAGTAAGTAAGGCTTATGACCAGGATCTAAATCATCAGGTATTGATATAATAGCTCCTGCTCCAGCCTCTGCTGTTGCTTGTGGAGTCTTTACTAGTACAGGATGGTTTGATATTCTAATGTTCTGTTCTAGTTCACTTAGCTTATTGTATATTGATCTTTGTATGTCAGCAACATCACCTAATATTGAAACACCACACTCATATCCTGGCATTGGATTTGGCATTAGTGTTATAAAAGGTACTTTACCTAGTGTGTTAATATATTCTTGTTGTGATTTTATGCCTGTATATTCACCAGTAGTTTCATCTATTTCAACTGTAGTAACAATAACAAACTCTGGGTACCATTCTTTTAACAGTGCTTCATCTTTACTAGAGTATTCAAGAGTCTTTACATATGAAAGATACTTTGAACCATTTGGATTTGTTTCATAATTCCAATCTAAAACATTCTGTGGAGTGTACATACATAGATAAGGTCTATACCCCATTTCTAGTTCTTCTGCTGCTGATTCTGCATAGTAAGCAGGCTTATCAACTAATATCCAAACTTGTCCTAATACCATTGCCCAATCTAGAGCATTCTTTAGGTATGAATCAATTGATTGTCCATTAAGATCTGCATCCTTTACAAAGCTTTCTACAAATGGATTGTTTTCTAATGGTCCATATTGTCTACTTGGAGGATTCTTCCAAATATATGATCTGTATATGTCTACTGTTGTTTTAACATGATTGTCTAATGGAGTAGAATCTAATCTCTTCTTATATGCATCAAATGGTGCATCTTGTTCACCCCAATATGTGTGTAAATACTCACCATCACGATATTCCTTACCACCAAGATAACTGTCATAAAGAAAGTTCCATCTTTTTAGGTAATTCTGTCTTATAGGATGTTTATTGTTTAGCTTTTCTATGCTCATAGTAGAATGTCCTTGTTCGTCTTATTTAGTCTCTTAATATGCACCAAAGTAATCAGGTTTAGATCTCTCTAGAGTAGGAGTTTTAATTGGTAGTAGTTGCCATATCAAATAACCTAGTGCATCATTCATATGGTCATATCCACTTTCTTTATCAGGTATTTGTGTACCTTCTTTATAGCTTTGCTTGTTTAGGCATGCTATTAGGCTTTTACACCTTTGTGAGATTCTCAGTCTAGTAACACCTTGTGCATTAAGGAATGCTGCATTAACACTATTGATTCTATCTCTAACAGGTGGATTCTTTGTGCCTACTTTAACATCAAATCCTTGTTGCTTTAGTATCTTAAGGTCAGTTGTTCCTGTAGTTGATCTATGTCCTGCTGAAGCATCTGGATATACTGTAATAGGATTCTTTGGATATCTGTTTCTTATTTCTTCACACATTTCTAGTGTGTTACTACCATGTATTTCAATTTCATCAAATACCCATATACCCTTTTTATCAATAATAGAGATAGCAGCAGTAATAGGGCTAACATTGTAGTCCATTCCTACATGCAGTCTAGTTCTTTCATCTATAGTAGATTCTAGTTTAGAGAATGTTTTGTCTGTATCAAAGTTATAATATATGATGCCTGAATATGTTTCAAAGCTTGCCATATACTCTTGTCTAAATGTTCTTTCATCTAGGTCTTCTTTAGCAGCAGCTATTTCTGATTCGGGAACATTACCTCCATCAATAGTAGTAAACTGCCATGATTTCCAATCTTCATAATCCATTTGACCTCTATCATATAAATCTTTTGCCCAGTTAGCTACACCCTTAGGAGTACCGATGAACAATGCATGTCCTTGTCTATCTGATAGTGCTGGTCTAACAGCTTCTGTCCATGTTTCTGGAGCAATGTCTGCAAATTCATCAAACACAACAAAGTCAACACCTAGACCTCTTATGCTGTCATATGATTCAGCTGATCTAAGTGTTATTGTTGAATTGTTTACTAGTGTAATACACAGTTCTGATTCATTTACTTTCTTAATCCATTTTAAGTTTGAAAGTCTTTGTTTTAATTCTTTCCATACAATACTTTTAGCTTGTCTGTAACTTGGAGCAATATACAATATTTCTTTTTTAGGAAATCGAGCAAATTTAGCAAGTTCTCGGATAGCTAGGAATGTTTTACCAAATCGTCTTCCACCTATAAGAACTCTAAATCTAGCTTCTGAATTACCTACAATGGATTGTCCTTTACTCAGTGGCATTTGGATCATCCTTATCATCTAAATTGTCATATGCTTCTTGTACTTGTGCCTTTTGAATATCATCTGTCCAAGGCAGAACTGTAACTGTATTATCTTCTTGTTGGCTATCTGATTGCCCGAGCATATTCTTGCCTAACCATATAAGAAGGGTAGCATTACCGTCTATGGCATGCTTTAACTGTGCAGCTCTTAACCTTTGCTTAGTTTCTGCTTTTGCTTTTTTAATAACTTCCTTAAAGTTATAGCTTAAGGTGTTATCTGATATGCCAAAAAAGTCTGCTATTTCAACATTTGTACAATGTAATGCTGCTAACTCTGCTACTTGTGCTGTACTAATTACTTTCTTTTGATCACCTCTTCCTACTACTAATCCTTCTTCTTCCCATAGTACATTACCATCAGCATCTGTTTGAGTTATCCATCCTCTTTTGTCAGTTTTTGAACCTTTCATTTGAATATTCCTTTGGTGTTTGTTGTATTACTACTTATCTATGATTTGTTTAGTTTGTATTTCGCTATTTTCTATTTTTGCATATTTCACAGTTTTCTCCTTAGCTACTCAAAAATTCCATCATTACACTTAAGTTCTGTGAGGATCCACCTCCTCCATAGTCATTACCTTCTACTAGGAGACCAGTTTCAATGTCTGTTTTATAGTTAATTGAACAGCTTGAGCTGGTTGAGTTATTAACTGCTACAGCTTGTGTATATCCTGTAGGTGCTGTATGTGCGACTGCCGCACCATCACTTGATCCTGCTTGTATTATTAATGATCCTCTGTGTACCCAATCTGTTGAACCTAGTGATCGTGGCATACCTGAAGCTAGATACTGTGTATTAGCTTCTCCTCGTAATCCTGATAATGTACTACCATCAAATACTGCTAGACATATTGAGTTGTTGTCAATGTTTGATCCACCATTTATAATGTATATTCTAGGATCAGATCCGAGTGTTGTTGTGTTAAGTTCTAACCAAAATGAGCCTGCTACAAATGAAGTTGAACTTGATCTAGTCAATACTGTCATATCTTGTGATCCTGAGAGTCCATTAACCCTAATACCAAAGTCACTGTCTGCATCACCTGAACTTGATACTTGTACTACCATTATATCACCTGTTGATATACCAGCTGGTAATGCTATACCTTCTGCATATGAGTTAATGTAAC